ATGTTGGATATCGCTGAAGTTCTTAAGCAGAGAAAAAGTGAATTTATAAGCTTGAGGAAATTGATAACTCGCATACGGCTCCACCAACCTCATGTATCTGAATCTCAGATCGCGGACTTTTTATATCTCGAGATGATCAACAAGGAGCTTCCTGAATGGGTTAGGCAGGGAATTGCTGGGTCAATTGAATTAACTTATCTTGATGCAGGCTATGATTCAGACACATCACTTGAAGCATTACTTAGGGTTATTCATGAAGAAGGTCATATGCCGGAGGTAACTTTACCTCCAGAACCTCCCATGGATTTTGATGACATCCCTTTTTAATATATTGATAAGGTGAAGCATATGGCGAATTGGAACAAAAATGATCATTGGAGCGCGCCTCATTTTGATAAATACGGATTCAGACGTTCTGAGTTGAAATTATTGGCTGACAAGCTCGGTATAGATTTGTCGATTCCTTTGGAACAAGTAACCCCAACCTCTTCGTCTAGTATTGATAGTAAGCCTATGAGTGAAGCTGATATTGAGATGCTCCGAATGGAGGTTGATTCTCTAAAAAAACAGGTTCGGAAGCTTGAAAATGAACGCCCTATACTGATTAAAAAATACCGGGATGATGATCCTCTTTATCTTGCAATTCAAATCAGAAATAAAGAATGGTCTAAATACGATCAGGAAAACGATAGGCAAACCAGAGGGAATCAAACGGCAATTATTAAAGAACTTGAGGAAAAAGGATTTTCTAACGTTCAGTCTAAAGCTATTGAAATGGTTGCATGTCCTATTAAGCGATAAACAACATTTACCCTGAGGTTAATATACTTTACCCTCAGGGTAAAAATTTAATTTAATTTTTTACTATAAGGGTAAGTATAGGCCGACCCTAAGGGTAAATGTGATATCTTTATAATTAAGTACCCTTACCCTAAGGGTATGATGGTCTCAAAATCCCCTCATGCCTGAGGGTTTGAACTTTTTGTATTTTTCTATGTAATTATTTATCTCGTAAACCATGATAGACGTTACGAGGTAAACATGTCTCAATCATTTATTCGCCTTTCAGAAGTCCAACGCCGCACTGGTTACAGCAAAGCTTGGATTTATCGCCTTATGGGGGATGGAAAGTTTCCTTCTTCTATCAAAATTGGCTCCCGTTCAATCGCATTTGTCGAAAGTGAAATTGATGACTGGATTAACCAACGCATCGCAGAATCTCGTAAGGAGATTGCCTAAATAAGTATCTTATATGTGCATTTGTTGCGTGTCGTTTAATTAGCATCTGGTTAAGATCTGATTGATGCGACAGTTATCAGCGAATTAAATACAGGTAAATAATCATGACTAAATTAAATGCACTCTCTGTGCAGGGGTTCCTGCAACCCGAAGTCAGTCAACAAGGTATTCCTGCGCCAACCATGAGTAGTCTGGAAATGGTCGATTACATCAATGCTGATCGTAAAGCGAAAGCCGAAGCAGAGGGGCTAACTTTCCCATGCAAGCGCTATACGAAGATTCAGCACAAGCACATCCTTGCCAAATCACCAAAGGTATTGGGTGAGGAGCACTCAGCCAAATTTTTGGCTCAGTATCTCGATAGCACTGGTCGTAAACTCCCTTGCTACGAATATCCCAAACGCGAAGCTTGCCTGATGGCGATGAGCTACAGCTATGAGTTACAGGCTAAGGTCTACGACTACATGGAAGAATTAGATTGGCAGGCTCATGGCTACCTCAACTGCACCGTGCAAGAATTGCAAGATATCGTGGCTGGTGCGCGCAAGATCTCTGATGAAGACTCCAGCGATGCAGGTCGTCGTTTGCGCCAACGTCAGGATGATCTTGTGGTACTCGAAAGGGCAGAGTCATTGGTTCAAAGCCTGAGCCAATTAAAGCTGGATCTCATTGGTGGCGGCAAGCAACTGGAGGTTCGCTAATGTTGCTATTGGCCGGGGTGCACAAAAAAGGCAGCGATAATAGCGCTGCCTTAAATCACCATAGCGATCACTACTCAGATGCTTCTTTGGCTTTCTTTCTCTGGCGACGTTTAATCTCGTGCTCTAAAGCACTTACGACAAACTGTCCGGTGCTTTCATCATTTTCTTTTAGCGTTTCAACTGCCTCTGCAATTTCATGTGGTACGCGCACATCAAAACGCTTCGATTTTGCATTGATGCTCTTGGTTGCCATGGTTAATCCATTGTCCGTTAGGTGTCCGACAGCATACTTGAAAAAAACATCAAATAAAAGGATTGACGTGTCGGACACCTTGGGGTTAAGTTGTGTCCGACACCTAATTGCTTTATTGGGTGAAAAGACAAGGCCTGACAGTGCTACCAACACTTGCCAGGCCTCTAACCACAATGTAAGTGAGGTTTACACTATGGCATATTCACATAGTACCCAAACTCGCCCTGAAAAAACATATCAGTGGCGCTTTCTGGCATTAAATCGCTCGGACATGTCAGCGAAATTTTGTCGTGTATCAGTAGAAGCACTGACCGAGCATGATGCTCGTATGGTGCTTGCACCATTCTTTATCCTTTCTTTTGCTGGCCGTCTTCCTGTTCAGGAGGTGGCTAATGTCTGAATCAACAAAACTCCGGTTTCATAAAAAACGCAGTTCGGTATGGGGGCGTCTTCCTTTCGTTGATCGCCAGGAAACTAAAGTAGGTTATTGCTCCTGGGCTGTACCTCGCCACGGTGGTTACTTTGGTGGCTGCGAGGCAGGTAAAGCACTTGCGATGATTTACCTGAAGCACTTACGTGAGAATGGTCGTGGTCTGGGTGGTGATCTGCAATCCGTTGTTCTGGATATGTGCGGCCTTGGTTTCTCTGCTGGCAAATTGACGGAACAGGAATATGCCCTTCAAGGCCAGATTGTCGGTTTCTTCAGTCTCCTTGAAGACTGGCTTGCAGCAGCAGTGAAGCATGGAGGGCAAAATCTCGACAAAGTCGAAAATGCAAAGTTGCTGAAACAAGCCAATCACTGGCTGTCAGTTCAGGACAAGGAGATAACTCATGAGCCAGATTGAACAAATCCTTACTCGTTGCTGCTCCCGCGACGAGCCGCAGGAAGAGCTGCATAAGATCAGCATGCATTCCGAGGGTGCCTACGAAGGCATTATGTCCGGTCTTGGCTCTGTCGGTAATGTGATTTTCTGGGCTTGCGATAATGAAAATTATGATGACAAGGCTGCTCGTGAAGACCTGCGAAATATTGGCGAAATGCTGATGTATTTACCCGGTATTGCCGCAGCCCTGAAATTCAACGCCGGTGAAGCTGATGCCGTATTGAGGGAAGTCAGAAACAAGAAAGCCTGACTACTTAGCTAATCATCCCGACATTATCGAAAAATTACAGCCATCAGGCTGGGGAATCGCTCGGCCTGAACACAGGAGAACGGTAATTATGAAACCGGCAAATCAGAATCTCGAAAACAACAGAAAGCATATGGCAGCGGCATTCATTGAATACTGCCGTTTAAACAACAATGGTGAGCCTTCCCTGAAATCGGTTATTGGCAGAAAGGTTATTGAAATAAACAATCTGACCGTGCAATCAGTTTCCCGCTGCCTTAAAGAAAGCATTGAAAAGCAGTGCACAGACCGGTACGGGCAGGAGCAGGGCGCAATCATTATGAGCGAGACCTATTCATCATTACTGAGCCGTGACAACAGCAAACTCACTCTGGATGGCGTCGATTTAATGAATGAGGTTATGGCTGAAGTAATCAAGGCTGCGCTTAAGGCACCTAAAACCAATAAATTCGGACTGGAGATTGAAAATGCATAACAAAATTAACCCCACCCAGTCTGTTGATGCGTTCCATGTCGAAGCTCATTCAGGCTTCATCAATATTTTGCGCCTTAACGATGAGCGCATTTATGAGCTTCAGGAGCAAGTCCCTTTTACTCAAATAGCCAGCAGACTTGATGCCGGTGACTGGGATGAACAGCTTTTCCTAGGAATGAAAATTATCCATGAATGGGGAGACTCAGATCATGCAACCTCCGCTGATGAGACGTTGATTATCTGGCGATGGCTTATAGCGGCTATTTTCTTCCTGGAACAGAAGGAGATGAATGGTTCAACTGTCGCCCATAACTTCAACGGAGAGGAATTTGATAGCGCCATTTATGTAGGAAAGCATGGAGGTATGAATCTCTTTCCTGCGGCTGAACGTTTTGCTATGGCGAATAATATCGAGGCTGCCATCATTGAACGCTATGGTGCTGAACAGGGAACAGCGAACGCAATCAGCTTTTATATCGCTATGAGAGGTGATAACGGCGAATTGTCGGAGCTGGGGCGGGAAATTTTGTCTGGACTCCATGATGAATTTATTCTTCAGATTCAGGATTCAGGTATTCCTGAATCCCCGACAGCGCATTGAGGTGGCAGAATGAAAAATGCACCCAATGTGAAAAAACTACCCCCAGATCAGTGGGAAGAGGCCATTATCTTTGCCGGTGATGATGCATGGACTTTCGCCAAAGCATGGGAAGAGTCAAACCCCATAAAAGACACTGTGCCTCCCGTTGTTCTGGGCAGGCAACAGCTCGCTGAGCTGAATAAGCTGAAAATAGTTGATGAAGGTCGCCGGTCTGTTCGCATTTACCGGGGCGGCACTCTGAGCGAAATCCAGATAAGCATTATTGCTACCAAACTTGCGAAAGCGGGAGTGCAGGAAGCCCGTTTTTATTCGGAAGCGTATCACTTACTCGAAAACTGGACCGATCAGCTTCAGAGGATAAAAGAACAGGCAGAGTCAGGAGATAGCGCACTGGCTCAGGTGAACATTGAGGTAAATGAGGTGGAGCACATTACCTCCGATCCACTTAAATCCCGTGTCGAAAGCCGCAAAGACGGGATTTTCTGGGTGACTCCCCGTATGGATAAAGAGAGCGGGGAAATCAGCAGGAATGAAAGCTGGTTGTGTTCTCCTCTGGAGGTCGCCGGAATTGGTTCTGATGGTAAAGATCGCTTTTTAATCATGCGATGGCTGCCTCAGGGTTCCAGTTCCCATGTTGTTCGTGCTGTTCCTCTGGCGGATGTCGGCGAGCGTGAGGGCTGGCGTTCGCTCAAATCTGGCGGTGTAAATGTCACTACAAAAAGTAACCTGCGCGCTATCCTGGCCGACTGGCTACAGTGCTCCGGTACCGGTCAGTTATGGCAGATTGCGCATGCCACCGGCTGGCAGTGTGGCGCTTACATCATGCCTGATGGGGAGATTATCGGCTCCCCAGTAAGCCCGGTACTGTTCAATGGCCGCAGTTCCGCCGCAGCTGGCTATACGCTCAAAGGGACAGGTGATACATGGAAAAACAGCGTGGCACGACTGGCTGGCGGTAATTACTCCATGATGACTGCCGTTGCTGCTGCGCTGGCCGCTCCTCTTATCGGTCTTACCGGAGCTGATGGGTTTGGTATCCACTTTTATGAACAGTCGAGTGCCGGGAAAACCACGACGGCTAATGTTGCCGCCAGTCTTTATGGCAATCCAGACCTGCTTCGGCTCACCTGGTACGGCACTGCGTTGGGGCTGGCGAACGAAGCTGCTTCACATAACGATGCACTAATGCCCCTTGACGAAATAGGTCAGGGAGCTGATCCGGTTGAAGTCTATAAGTCGGCATATGCATTGTTCAACGGCACTGGCAAGCTTCAGGGCGCTAAGGAAGGTGGTAACCGGGAGCTGAAACGCTGGCGCACGATTGCCATCAGCACTGGTGAAGTTGACATGGAAACCTTCATCGCGGGAGCCGGTAAAAAAGCGAAAGCTGGTCAACTGGTGCGGTTGCTCAATATCCCCATGAGCCGGGCTATTCGATTTCATGGTTATCAGAACGGCAAACAGCATGCCGATGCGCTGAAAGATGCATACCAGAATAACCACGGCGCCGCTGGTCGTGAATGGGTTCGCTGGCTTGCCGATAACCAGGCTGAAGCTGTCCGGACGGTGAGGAAGGCAGAAGAGCGCTGGCGGGCGCTCATCCCTTCTGAATACGGAGAGCAGGTTCATCGTGTCGGTGGGCGTTTTGCCATTCTTGAAGCCGCACTACTACTCGGCCGTGAAATAACTGGCTGGGATGAAGAAACATGCCGTGATGCTATTCAGTACAGCTATAACACATGGATCGGTGTCTTTGGTACGGGCAATAAAGAGGTTGAACAAATCGTTGAACAGGCAATGGCTTTTCTTAGTTCTTTTGGAATGAGCCGTTTTGCACCATTGCCGTATGACGAACAAAGCCTTCCCATCCACAACCTTGCCGGTTACCGGGATAAAAATGGAAATCCGGATGAGCCTGTTTCGTTCTATGTTCTTCCTGCTGCATTCAAAGCTGAGGTTGCGAAGGGCTTTGATGCATCTCAGTTCGCCAGAATCCTTTGCAACGAAGGTCTTCTTCGAAAACCAGCTAACGGTAAAGGCTATCAGACATTAACTCCCAGACTGCGCCACCTTAACGGGCAGCGCCTTCGTTCCTATCTGTTAGTTCAGCTCGATGAAAGCGAGGAGAAATCATTATGACAGCTCATATTGCAGCACATGGACGACTGGTTGCTGATGTCCAGAGTAAAACCATATCTAACGGAAACCAGATGGCCTTTACCCGTATGGCTGTTGCTCTTCCCTGCCAGAAAGCTGAAAACGGAGAAACGACATTATGGCTGGCTGTTACTACATTTGGCCGTCAGGCAGAACTACTCAGCAAGCATTCTAAAGGTGACATTATCAGCGTTTCAGGAAGCCTGCAGGTAAGTCTGTGGGTTGACGGGAATGGTGAAACCCAGTCCGGCTTGCAGGTCATTGCTGATTCAGTGATAAGCGCCAGAACAGTCCGTTCAGGTGGTAACCGGAAACCATCAAATGGCAGTAAATCGCAACAACCTGCTCCGCAATATTCCGATGATGTGCCGTTCTGATATCAGGTGATGAAGATGAAAATTGAAAATATTCGATTAGCAGAGGTTCCAGATGCGTGATATCCAGATGGTACTTGAACGTTGGGGAGCATGGGCTGCCAGTGCCGATGACGGTATTTATTACGCACCCGTAGCTGCTGGCTTTAAAGGCTTGCTGCCTTCCTCCAGGAAGTCTCGCCCATCATGTAGTGATGACGATGGATTGATTATCAATGGGGCCATGGTTCGGCTGAAAAAGCATGATCCACTGCTCTGCGTGATGCTGGAATGGTATTACGTTTTGGGCATACCTGTGCGGACCATGGGGACGAGACTTGGCGTTTCTCATACCCAAATACTGAAGCGGCTTCAGGCGGCAGAAGGTTTTGTGGAAGGTGCTCTGGCTATGATCGACGTTACGCTGGAGATTGACCGGGAATGCCAGAAAGAGCAAGTCTATACGGCGAAAGCAAAAAAGGTTGTGGAATTCCAAAAAGCTATTTAGCCTGTTAAGTGTGGTCACTTAGACACGAGCTTATCGCTTACAAAACCTCGCTCCGGCGGGGTTTTTTCGTTAAAGTACTACAGACTCCTGCCGATTAAGATTGGCAGGAGGATTCTATGAAGAAATTGTTGTTATGTGTGGTTTTTGTCGTATCTGGTTGTGCCTCATCCGCATATGAAAGTGGATGGAACGCAGAGAAAACGTATGATGTTTTTCACGAATGTGCTCAGACATCATTTTCCCCTGGTTTTTATTTTCCTGAAAATGCTGATCGATTAGTTTCCATGAATCTTCTCTCAAAAGAAGAGGCCGCAAAGGCAAAGTCACATAATGTTTCAGTTGGCGATAGAGAATGTGTAGCTTATGCGGCTTATGGTTTTAATGTTTCTCAATATCAGTTTTCTACAAATACTAAAAAACAGTTAGTCAGTCGGAGTGTTTCATACACCTGTGATAGGACCTTTGTAGAATGCCCAGGAAAAAAAATTACTATTGCTGACGGTAAAGTCATAAGTATCGAAAACATCCAAAAGTAATGTGTCGAGAAAACTTTTCTCGGTTAGTTTGATTATTTACCATATCCAAAGGCTCGCTTCTGCGGGCCTTTCCTCTTTTCAGGCCTCTGTGACAGAACTCATCTGTCTACAGGTCGAAGTTGGCATAGCTCAGTATCTGAATTAACGCAGTTCTGGCCTGTTCGACATTATCAGAGAAGCCAGAGATTTCCACTGGAGCACGTTTTACGAAGTTGATTGCTTCATCCCGCTCAAGAGTTCCCTTCACTATCAGTGCGGAAATAAGAGCAAATGTGAATTCAGAGCGAGCAACAAGGTTAACGACGTTTTTTTCTGCAACGTACTGCGCTTCTCTAAGTTTTTTTATCTCAGCAGTCAGATGGTTTATCTGTTGCTCAGGTGTCAAACTCATAAGCCCACCTTTCTTAATTGTGTCCCGGCCAAAATAGTACTTTGTATTATAACCGCCTGGCTGATTACTGGCGTGCTGATGGATCTTACTTTGCTAGTGGTCCTTGTCATCATGCTGGTGGCCTGCCGTTACTTCCCCCTAAAACAAAAAATAACGCTGTGCAAAAGGCATCTGCGGGTGCCTTTGACACAGTGATCTTTTCGCCTCCAGTCGGAGGTATTTAATCCATCACACAGCACCCGCACACAGCGAGGTGAGAGAGATGCACAGAATCATGCCCGATAAAATTTTTTCGGCGGCCACGTATTGCACGTCAGGCGGCCTGATCTGCACAGGATTAGCGCGGGCCTATGACTGGTTTCACGGTCTTGACTGGAATTTTATTGCGCTGATCAGCGGCATCATCATCGGTGCTGCAACTTATTTCACGAACCTGTATTTCAAACGCCGCTGGACAAGAGCTTATGAAAAGGCTCTGGCTGGTGGAAAGATGGTTCCCCCACCGCAGGATGATTAATCATGGCAACACTTCAAAGAGCTGGTGCTGCCGGTATGGCGTGTGCTGTAGGGGCCATTATTGCAATCGTGCTTAATGCCGGTCACGTGCGGACGAATGAACGCGGGCTTGAATTGATCGGAAATGCTGAGTCCTGCCGTCGTGATCCGTATGTCTGTCCTGCTGGCGTGCTGACTGACGGCATAGGCAATACCCACGGAGTAAAAGCTGGTACGCGTAAAACCGATGCACAGATCGCCGCAGACTGGGAAAAGAACATTCTCGTCGCTGAGAAATGCGTAAACAGCTATGCGGCTGGGTCGAAGCTGAGCGACAACACATTTTCTGCCGTCACTTCGATCACGTTTAACGTTGGCTGCGGTGCCATGCAGAAATCGACGCTGTTCTGGATGCTACGTCAGAGCAAAGTAGCAGATGCATGTCAGCAGTTTCCACGTTGGGTATACGCCAACGGGGTTCAGTTACCTGGCCTAGTTAAGCGTCGTGCTGCCGAGAGGAAACTTTGCCTGGACGGTGTGTGATGAGCAGGATAACAGCCATCATTACAACGGCACTTATCCTGCTGATTGTTTCGCTCGGTTGGGCTGTGAATCACTACCGAAACAACGCCATTGACTACAAAGACCAGCGTGACAAGGCGAATGTGCGGGCTGATACCTCTGAAGTCATAACCAACAACGTCATTACCGCGATGAACCTGATTCACGATATTGCACAGGCAACTCAAAATGCGAAAAGAGAACTGGCTGAAAAAGGAGAGACTCGTATTGTCTACATCAGGCAGGCGCTGCATGGCGATCCGTGCGCTAACCAGCCTGTTCCTGCTGCCGTTGCTGACAGCCTGCGGGAATACGCGGACAGTTTACGTGCCAGCTCCCGTAGCGCCAATAAGCGCTGACCTGACAGCAGATACGCCGCTCCCCGAAATGGTAGTTCCGTTCACGTGGCAGGCAAGTTTAGAGTTAAACGCTCAGCTCTATACGGCGCTGGGGCAGTGCAATCTGGATAAAGCGGGAATCAGGTTAATTGAGAAAAATAGGCAAAAATTAAATTGAGGATAACCTCAACTTTGACTTACTACGATTTTTTTATATTGGATAAAGGAGTACTTTGTATATTCAATAATATACAAGGAATTTCATATGCCGTGCTTTATCACTCATTCCGTTGTTAACGGACAGGATACTATCCAAAACCGCGATCTTGCTGTACAAAAAGGGCTTGCAAAGTCCCATCAACTTGCGGTAGCTAATAGTTGTGACATTTTGGTTATTGTTCCCAACATCCAACATTTGGATAGTGGTCATGTTAGCAGCGCACTAGGTGATGCCTTTGCTAAAAAATTCAAAAAATCTGAACCTTTTACGCTTCAGGGCGTTTCTATCAGCCGGACTTCTAAAGTACCTCCATTTATCAGAGTCAACACAGTCGTTTGGATGCTTTGGCCGAGCCTAATAACCGCAGAGGCGGTAAGCAAATCTTGTCAAGGTGCAAACAATATTGTAGCCACGGAATGGGTTCCTTATGACGAACTAAACCGCTGGCGTGTAGCTAATAAGGCAAAACAATTCTGAAGAAAGTAAACAGCCTTCAGGCGGTTTTTATTGACATTACAGCAGGCATTCACTGAGTGCCTGTGATAATGCTTCTATAGGATAAATCCTGAGGGTATGCTGCAATCTTCTCGTATCAAAAGGAGGTTGCATGGCTGAGGATTATTACTACATTTCAGGCGGAACAGACGATCCATGGAATAATTTCTCTGAACTTCAGGTCGGGGGAGTTTATCGAACGGGGGATATTAACCCATATTTTAATTTCTTTTTGCAGCAATTACCCAGTGGAGTTATTGTTGGCGATCGGCGTTTAAGTAGTTTAGATTATCTAAATCAAATTAGATCTGGCACATTAACAACAGACCTGTCAATACAGATAATGGCTACTATTGGTCAACAAATAGCAATGCATTTTTGCAAATATACAAGAGAGTTGATCTGGGAGAATATCAGGCAATCTGAGTTTTCTCACCTTCCATCCCGCCAAAAATGCATTTGGATATCTCAGGGGCAGGAAAGCCTGTCTTATTGGGAATCAGCACTTGGAAGGCCGGCTGGTAGCTATAAGGTTTTCAGGATTGAAGTTGATGGGCTAACTCATGAGGCTAGTGACGAATTCCTGATGCGGGATGAGATTTTATATCCAGATGCTATGTTAATGGCGCGTGATTATTGGAATGGAAAAATCACCAATGAGATAAAGAAAGAAATTCTTTTTGAGGGTGAGTTTACTATCAAAGAACAACTTAAGTAACAACTCGGTATTTTTTAACCTCTTCATTCAAGCCACAGGTCTCCACTGGTGGCTTTTTTAATGCGCTTCGCATGCTCTAAACAATCGAGAGTCTTTCAGTCGCGAGCATGGGGAAAGCTGTTTTCTCGGGCGGCTGTCCCATGCGACAGGCTCACATCTAAAAGGAAGCTTTATGCAGGTCACTATCGATGGTGTCCCATATGCGCCTGTCTGCAACACGACCACCAGCCGCATAGGCATTGCCATTTCCACTCATAATCGCGCTGGTGTACTCAGCCAGGCGCTGGAACATCAACTCAGGCATCTTCCTCCTGGTGCGCTGTTGGTTGTCGTTGACGATGGTTCACAACCACCAGCAGTGGTACCCGACGACGTTAAGCTGATCCGGCACGATAAATCGCTGGGCATTGTGGCTTCAAAAAATGCCAGCCTTACCGCGCTGATGGATGCCGGATGCGAGCATCTTTTTCTGTGGGACGATGACGCATGGCCGGTTGCTGATGGCTGGTGGTTGCCTTATATCGACTCCCCCGAGCCTCATCTGGCTTATCAGTTTCTCGATCTGGCAGGCGCGCGCAAGCTGAACGATATCGCGGTGCTGTATCGCGATGAGCAGCATATCGCCTACACAGGCCAGCGCGGCGTGATGCTTTACTACCACCGTAGTGTGATTGAGCGAGTTGGCGGCTTTGACCCGGTATACGGTCGCGGCATGTATGAGCATTCTGATCTGGCACTGCGCATCTACAACGCCGGGCTGACTTCATGGGCGTTCGCTGATGTGGTTGGTTCTGAAAAGCTAATTCACTCTCTGGACGAACATGAGCAGGTGGAACGCTCAGTACCTCGCCAGGATCGTGATGAGCAGGTTAAGCGCAACGTGAAGATCCACAATGAGCGCCGTGACAGTGGCTATACCGGTTATGCGGAATATCGCCAGCAGCATGATGTGGTGATCACTACGCTGCTGACCAGTGAGCAAGATCCGCAGCGCAATGAGCGCATGCCAGCAGATTACGGCCTGCTGGCGCGGTGGGCGGCTTCTATAAAAGGTGCCGATGTAGTGGTGCTTGCTGACCAGCTTTCATCAACGCCGTCGGGCGTCAGTCTGGTTCCCGTGCCGGAAGTGGCAATGAACGTTTATTTCAGGCGCTGGCTGCATATCTGGCAGTTTCTGCGCGCGGCGCCGCATTATCGCTTCGTCTGGTGTACTGACGGTACCGATGTCGAAATGCTGCGGGAACCGTGGGCGGATATGGTGCCCGGCATGGTTTATGTAGGTTCCGAGCCGAAAACCTACGCCGACGCCTGGGCGCGCGATCATCATCAGGAGCGCATCTATCAGGACTTCATCGACCAGCACCGCAACGATGTAATGCTCAACGCTGGGCTGATTGGCGGTTTACGAGAGGACGTCATGTCTTTTGCTCATGGCATCGTGCGGCTGTACTACCTGCTTGAGTGTCAGCGCTTCTGGAAGACAGAGAAAGCCCCGGCGGCCGTCGGCGACATGCTGGCCTTTGGCATTGTGGCTAAACGCTTTGGTGATCGCATCGTGACCGGCCCGGCAGTGCATACGGTTTTTCGTTCTAATGGTATTGGATTAGAGCATGCTTGGTTTAAGCATAAATAGAGGATATTTGAATGGGTGGTAACGCAAAAGAAAATGAAGGGGCATTTATTCACACCCCTTTAATAAGAAATGGCAATATCAAGAAAGTCTCACTTTACCCAGTGTTTCTAATACTATTTCTTTCTCTTTTTCGATAATAGCAGGACTAATACCTGGCGCTGTAAACTTGGCATCTCGTATAAGCTCTTCAACTCCTTCGCGGTTAACTACACCAGCAGCGATCATCGCCGATATTACATACAGAGTCATTTCGCTTCTAATATGCAGGTGGTTTAGCTTTCCTTCTAGTTCCTTTAATTTTTGTTCAATGCGAGCATCTTTCAGCATTTGATTCATATTGCATCCTTAAACAGAGGTAATCAGCAATCCCTCTTTATCTTGCTTCGCCAGTGTCCCATCACTGACGGGCTGAATGCTTACATTAACCAAGGTTAAAGCAAAGCAACATCCTGATATCCAGACAGTAGCAGCTATTATGCGGCTTTTCTCATTGGAGGTCGTTGGTGGACGAAGAAATTAAGTTTGTTGTGGTCGGGCACCATGATCGGCGTAAGCAGGCAGAAAGACTGGCTGAATCACTGGGCGCTTATCTGCTGATGGACGAGTTCGACATGGGTGCCAACTGGAATCATCGGCGCGCGCTGGCGCGGGCTACTGAGCAGACATGTCGTATGGTCGTGCTGGAAGATGACGCGCTGCCTATTCCTGGCTTTACCTATAAGGTCGCTGACTGGCTGGCGCGCTTCCCTGACGATCTTTGTTCGTTCTATCTTGGCACCGGTCGTCCACCACAGTATCAATTGCAAATTGCTGAAAGGCTGATTGCAGCCGACAGGACGCGCGCCGACTTTATCACGCTGCCTCAGCTCATTCATGGTGTGTGCTACAGCGTTCCACCTCAGCATCTGCCAAAGGTGCTGGCACGCTGGGACAGCAGCAAGCCTGCCGATTTCGCACTGGGCGATGCATGGGGCGCGCCGGTGGTATATCCCTGTTGGTCACTTGTTGATCACGCTGACGGTGAACCCATCGAACGCCATCCCGATGGTGAGAGACGGACTGAGCGCCGCCGGGCATGGAGGGTTGCATAATGCCAGCAGCTATACCGCGCGCCTGCCGTAAGCGTGGATGTGCCGGAACAACCACGGACAGATCGGGTTACTGTGAGCAGCACCGCCATGAAGGCTGGCAACAGCATCAGCGCGGGCAAAGCCGCCACCAGCGTGGCTATGGTCGCAAGTGGGACGTGCTCAGGGCGGAGGCTCTGAAGCGCGATAAACACCTGTGCCAGAACTGCAAACGAAATGCACTGATCGCACCGGCAAAGACAGTTGACCATATCATCGCCAAAGCCAACGGTGGGACTGACGACCTGTCAAACCTCGAAAGCCTGTGCTGGTCGTGTCATCGTTCGAAGACTGGTCGTGAAAGATTCAAATGAAATTCGATACCAACAAAATGGTTGCATTTGAAACTATATCGATGGGAATAATGATGATTCTCATCACCGGAGGGGCGGGTAAAAAGTTCAGGCCCGTGTCTTGCGGGGACCGCCGCCTCAGTCAGATTTTTACACCCGCGAAATATAAAAATTAACCGGAGCATCTATGGCTGGAGCAACGGGGCGATCCGGGCGCCGGGCTAAGCCTGTTGCAAGGAAGGTACTGGCGGGCAATCCGGGTAAGCGATCCCTTAATAAAGCTGAACCCTTATTCACGCCGATCACTGGCGTAGATCCGCCTGAGTGGCTGGACGACAACGCCGCGACAATGTGGCGTATGGTCTCAAAAGAGCTTTGTGCTCAACAGGTACTTTGCGCCACCGATCTGCATAACCTTGAAATGTTCTGCATCGCCTATTCGAACTCCCGCCAGGCGCAGGAGCATATTCAGTCGCACGGTATTGTGATGGCCGGTTCAATGGGCGGTCCGATAAAAAACCCTGCACTGACAGTGCTCAATGAGGCGATGCGCCAGATGGCATCATTTGGCGGAATGCTGGGGCTCGACCCGAGCAGCCGCCAGCGCCTTATCGGGCCAAATAAAAAACAGTCTGATAATCCATTCGAAAACTTATGACCCGTAAATCCTACCCGAACGTGAACGCCGCAAATCAGTACGCCCGCGACATCGTGCGGGGAAGGGTTCCGGCGTGCCGGTATGTCATCGACGCCTGTCAGCGCCATCTTGACGATCTGGCAAAAGAGAAAACCCGGAAGTTTCGTTACCGCTTTGATAAGGATCTGGCAGAAAAGGCAGCCAAGTTTATCCAGTTGTTGCCCCATACAAAGGGTGAATGGGCGTTTAAACGCATGCCGATAACGCTGGAGCCCTGGCAACTCTTTATCGTCTGCTCAGCGTTTGGCTGGGTGATGAAAGGCACTAAGCTGCGCCGTTTCCGGGAGGTTTATACAGAGATACCCCGTAAGAATGGTAAATCAGCGATTTCGGCGGGGGTGGCGCTTTATTGCTTCACCTGTGACGACGAATTTGGCGCGGAGGTATATTCCGGCGCCACGACTGAAAAGCAGGCCTGGGAGGTATTCCGCCCGGCCCGGCTGATGTGCAAACGTACCCCGGCGCTGTGTGATGCGTTTGGCGTCGAGGTGAATGCCTCAAATATGAACCGGCCGGAGGATGGCGCCCGCTTTGAACCATTGATCGGCAACCCCGGCGACGGCGCGTCGCCAAGCTGCGCTATCGTTGACGAGTATCACGAACATGACACCGACGCACTGTACACCACCATGCTCACCGGCATGGGTGCCCGCCGTCAGCCGCTGATGTGGGCCATTACCACCGCTGGCTACAACATTGAAGGGCCATGCTATGACAAGCGCCGTGAAGTGATCGAGATGCTTAACGGCACGGTGCCTAACGATGAGCTTTTCGGTGTGATCTACACCGTCGATGAAGGTGACGACTGGACAGATCCGGCGGTGCTGCGCAAGGCAAACCCGAATATGGGGGTGTCGGTCTACAGCGATTTCCTGCTCAGCCAGCAGAAAAGGGCCATGAACAACGCCCGCCAGGCCAACGTTTTCAAAACGAAACACCTGAATATCTGGGTGTCAGCCCGCGCAGCCTATTTCAACCTGGTGAGCTGGCGCAATTGCGAGGATGAAACGCTTACCCTTGAGCAGTTCGAAGGACAGCCCTGCTACCTGGCTTTTGACCTCGCGCGCAAGCTGGATATGAACAGCATGGTGAGGATCTTCACCCGCGACATTGACGGCAAACGACATTACTACTGCGTGGCGCCGCGCTTCTGGGTGCCGTATGACACGGTTTACAGCACCGATACGGATCAGCAGCGCACCGCAGAACGCTTTCAGAAATGGGTTAACAGCGGCCATCTCCAGATAACGGAAGGCGCTGAAATTGATTACCGCGTCATTCTGGAAGAGGCCAAAGCGGCAAACCGGCAGAACCCGGTCGAGGAGTCAGCCATTGACCCTCATGGTGCCACCAACCTTTCACACCATCTGGCCGATGAGGGGCTTAGTCCCATCACCATTATCCAGAACTATACCAACATGTCGGATCCGATGAAGGAGCTGGAGGCGGCGATCGAGGCGGGGCGGTTCCACCACGACGGCCACCCGATCCTTACCTGGTGTATTTCCAACGTGGTGGGTAAACATCTGCCGGGTAACGATGATGTGGTGCGGCCGATCAAGGAGCACAACGAAAACAAAATCGACGGGGCCACAGCCCTGATCATGGATATCGGCCGCGCGATGCTGCCGGAGACACGGCAGGATCTGAACGGCTTCTTTGAAAACCCCATCATGGTAGGTTTCTGATGAAAAAAAATAAGCAGCCGGGCAGGGTGAAAAGCGCTCTGCTCAACTGGTTGGGCGTACCCATCAGCCTTACCACCGGGACATTCTGGCAGGAGTGGTACGGAACAAGCAGTAGCGGCAAGGTGGTGACGGCAGATAAAGCCATTCAGCTTTCGGCTGTCTGGGCCTGCGTGCGCCTGCTGAGTGAATCCATATCAACGCTGCCACTCAAGGTCTATGAGCGCCAGGCGGATGGATCGCGAAAACTTGCGCAGGGCAACCCGGTCTATCAGGTGCTTTGCCGCCGCCCAAACCTTGAAATGACGCCATCACGATTCATGCTGATGCTGGTGGCCAGCGTTTGTTTGCGTGGTAACGCCTTCGTCGAAAAACTGTTTATCGGTCCTAAACTGGTCTCTCTGGTGCCGCTTCTTCCGCAGAATATGGTGGTTAAACGGCTGGATACCGGGCGGCTGGAATACACCTACACCGAAAACGGCACGCGGCGTGTGATCCCGGAAAAGAACCTGATGCATATCCGTGGCTTCGGTCTTGATGGTGTCTGCGGCATGATGCCGATGATGGCCGGGCGTGATGTGATTGGCGCCGCGATGGCAGTAGAAGAATCCGCCGCCAAGATTTTCGAAAACGGGTTACAGAGTTCAGGCTTTCTTTCCGCAGAGCAAGCGCTGGACAAGGATCAGCGCGAGCGCCTGCGGAGTTATATGCAGGCTTTTACCGGCTCGAAAAACGCCGGAAAAATCATGGTCCTTGAGGGCGGTCTGAAATATCAGAACGTTACTATGAACCCGGAAGCCGCCCAGATGCTTGAATCACGATCCTTCAGCATTGAAGAGATCTGTCGCTGGTTTCGCGTGCCGCCGTTTATGGTCGGGCACACCACCAAGCAAAGTAGCTGGGCTTCCAGCCTTGAGGGGATGAACCTGCAATTTCTGACTCACACGCTGCGCCCGCTGCTGGTGAATATCGAGCAGGAAATTTCACGGTGTCTGCTTGGTGGTGAAGAGGACGTTTTTGCCGAGTTCAGTGTGGAAGGCCTGTTGCGTGCTGACAGTGCCGGTCGCGCGGCGTACTACACCAGCGCGTTGCAGAATGGCTGGATGTCGCGAAATGACGTTCGCCGGCTGGAAAATATGCCGCCTATCGAAGGCGGTGATATCTACACGGTTCAGCTCAACCTGACGCCGCTGGAAGATCTGAAGCAGAACAGTACCGCCGCGCAGGCTATGGCGCTGCGCAGTCTCCATAACCACGTATTCCCCGATATACCTTTCGAACAGTCACCGCTGAAACAGGCGGCCTAGGAGAACCCATGACAATCAGAAGCCTTCCGGCAGCGCCGGAGGGGCGGCCTTTTGCGCGCGAAAAACCGGATCTCCCGGCCTCTGCGCTGGAGCGCTGGAACGGAGGTATCCGTGCAGCCAGCAGCAATGACAATACCATCTCGATTTTTGACGTGATCGGGAAGGACTACTGGGGCGACGGGGTTTCTGCCAGTCGTATCGCTGGCGCGCTGCGCTCCATGAATGGTGCTGACGTCACCGTGAATATCAATTCCCCGGGCGGCGATATGTTTGAGGGCCTGGCGATTTATAACCTGCTGCGTGAATACGAAGGCAAAGTGACGGTAAAGGTGCTTGGCCTGGCCGCCTCCGCTGCCTCCATCATCGCGATGGCAGGCGATGAGGTACAAATTGGGCGGGGTGCTTTCCTGATGATCCACAACTGCTGGGTTGTCGCGATGGGAAACCGGCACGACCTGGAGAAAGTCGCTACCGAGATGGCGCCATTTGATAAAGCGATGGCGGATATCTACTCCGCGCGCAGCGGCCTGAAAACGGCTGACATTGAATCAATGATGGATGGCGAAACCTATATCGGCGGCAGCGAGGCGGTTGATAAAGGTTTTGCCGACAGCCTGCTTTCTGCCGACGAAATTTCCACCGAAGACGAATCGCCCGCGGCGGCGCTGCGCAAACTCGATGCCCTGCTGGCGAAAACCAACACCCCGCGCGCTGAGCGCCGGAAACTCATCAAAGCCTTAACCGGTGGCATGCCCGGCGCTGCCACCACCACTGACGGTACGCCGGGCGCTGCCGACGACATTAAACCCGAAACCATCTCATCTCTTGAAAACGCCCTGGCTGCGTTAGTCAAATAAGGATCCGCTATGTCTGAAGTAAACGATATTCTGAAAAAAGTCACTGCCAGCATTGAAGAAGCCACCGGCAAATTCAACGCCAAAGCAGAAGAGGCGCTGACCGAGGCGAAGAAAACCGGTCAGTTGTCGGCCGAAACCAAAGAGACGGTCGATAAGATGGCTGTCGAGTTTCATGCCCTGCAGGAGGCAGAGAAGACCCTGAAGGCTGCCCTGGGTGAGCTGGAACAGCAGGTTGCTCAGATGCCGCTGGCAAATGCGAAAACCGTGGTCGAAACCGTCGGTAAACAGGTGATTTCTTCTGAAGCGTTAAAAACCTTTGCTGCCAGCGTGGGCGGTGGTAAACGCCTGAGCATTCCGGTTAAGGCTGCGCTGACCACACCGGATTTGCCGGGGCAGGTCATCGCGCCTGATCGTCAGATCGGTATTCTGGATCGCCTCAAACAGCGCCTGTTTATCCGTGATCTGATCGCCCCTGGCCGGACGGCATCCAATACCCTTTACTGGGTGCAGCAGACCGGCTTTACCAACAACGCGGCGGTTGTCCCGGAAAATACGGCCAAGCCGTACAGTGATATTCAGTTTGAAGAAAAAATCACGCCGGTCCGCACTATCGCCCATCTGTTCAAAGCGTCCAAGCAGATCCTTGACGATTTTGCGTCATTACAGTCAATGATCGATGTGGAAATGAACTACGGCCTGAAATACGTCGAAGAACAGGAAATTCTTTTCGGCGACGGCACCGGGGCGCATCTTGAAGGCATTATCCCGCAGGCGACGCAGTATGTTCCCGCATTCAATGTTGAGCAACAGAACGGCATTGATGATCTGCGCCTGGCAATGCTTCAGGTTCAACTGGCCCGCGTACCGTGCGACGGTCATGTGCTGCACTTCATTGACTGGGCGAAAATCGAACTGACCAAAGATAGTCTGGGCCGCTATATCCTGGCTAACCCGTCAGCGCTGACAGGCCCGACGTTGTGGGGTATGCCGGTGGTTGCCACGGAAGCAACCGCATTCCGTAACAAGTTCCTGTGCGGTGCGTTCAGCACGGCAGCGCAGATCTTTGACCGCGAGGATGCGAACGTCGTTATCTCCACGGAAAACGCCGACGACTTTGAGAAAAACATGATCTCGATTCGCTGCGAAGAACGTCTGGCGCTGGCCGTCAAGCGTCCGGAAGGCTTCATCTTCGGTACTTTCACTGGTGCATCCGGAAGCTAAGTTACCTGGCGGCCTTATGGCCGCCTTTCTTTAAGGCGTTGAGTCTATGGAATTTATTGAACTGTCCGTAGTGCGAAAGCATTGCCGGATCGATGATGATTTTACGGGCGATGATGACCTGCTTGAAATCTTTAAAGGCGCCGCCGTGCGCTACGTTGAAACCTGGACGCGCCGTAAGCTTTACAAAGACAACACTGATCCTGGGTTTGCTGATGATCCCGATAGCCTGTTGATCGACGATGATATCCGCACCGCGATGTTATTGCTGATTGGTCACTGGTACGCAAACCGTGAAGCGGTCAACATCGGCAATATCACTTCTGAAATCCCGCTGGCAACAGAGGCACTGCTTCAGCCGCATCGTATTTACGGTTTGTAGGAGGTTATATGCAGGCGGGAAGACTGAATCAGCGCGTGCGCATTATGAATTTTACCTCTGTCAGAACCCTATCAGGGCAACCAGAGACTATCTGGCATGATGGCAGCGATATTTATGCCGAGGTTAAAGGTATCAGCGGTCGCGAACTGGTCGCCAGTGGTGCTGAAATAGCTGAGGCAACGATCCGTGTATGGGTTCGCTTCCGTACCGATATCACTGCCGCATCAAAACTGAAGGTGCTGACCGGTCCCTATAAAGGCCAGGTCCTTGATGTGGTCGCGCCACCGATTGCCGATTCGAAGGGCTCCCAACTCGAAATTCTTTGTAAGCAGGGGGTGAAGCCGTGATCGATACAAAACTGGATTTTTCCGGCTTGCTTGATATAGCTGACGATCTGGCGGCGCTGAGTAAAGCCGAAAACCGCAAGGTGATGCGCGATGCCACGCGTGCGGGAGCCACCGTTTTTAAAGATGAAGCGGTGAAGCGCGCCCCGGTGCGAACCGGGAAACTGAAGAAAAACATCGTGGTGATCACCCAGCGCGACCGTAATGGCAACATCACATCCGGCGTTCATGTGCGTGGGCGCAATCCGCGCACCGGCAACAGCGATAATGCGATGAAAGCCAGCAATGCCCGTAATGCTTACTACTGGCGCTTTGTTGAGCTGGGCACCTCCCATTCCGCGCCGGTCCCGTTTATCCGTCCTGCCTATGATGCCCGGCTGGAAGATGCCACCAGGGCGGCTTTTGCTCGGGCAAACCAGGCCATCGATGAGGCACTGTCAAAATGACCGAATCTGATGTTTTTGCGCTGATTGGCGCGCTTGCTGACGGGCAGGTTTATCCCGATATTGTGCCGTTGAATGAGCAGGGGGCGCCCTCTGTCGCACCGCCGTGGATCACCTTCACGCTGGTGGATCAGGTTTATGGCGACACGTATTGCGGACCGGCGGAAGAGAACAGCGCGCTTCAGGTCGATGTGTATTCCCGTACTGTTGACGAAGCCAGGGCGCTGCGTGAGCAGGTGATTGCCGCGCTTGTGCCGCTTGGGTTCACACAGATGAGCAAAACTGGCGGCTACGAGCCGGACACCGGCCTGCGCCGGGCAACGCTTGAAGTCCATGTCCTTCAGTAACCCACCCATCCCTTAAATCCATGACCGCCGGAAGGCGGTTTTTTTATGCCTGGAGCAAACATGACCAGCAAATATGACAAGACAATTGGCCTTACGATCGGCATTTCTTCTTCCCCGGTAAGCGTTGATGATTTTAATGCCGCCGGTTTTCCTGGTGTCGGCGTGACTTTCCTCGAAGCGTCCTGTGCCTCGAAAGAAATCTCGTACACCGGCGGTCAGAAAAGTGACATTGATGTAACGACATTCTGCTCCACCGAGCAGGAGCAGACTAACGGCCTTGCTGCACCTGCCGAAATGACAATTACCCGCAACTGGGTAGGTGATGAGGAGGCGCAGCAGGCTCTGCAAACCGCGTATGACAATGACGAATTACGCGCTTTCAAAATCACTTTTGCTTCGGGTAATGGTTATTACATCCTGGCGGAAGTGCGCCAGAGTTCGTGGTCTGCCGCCACCGCTGGTGTTGTTGGCGCAACCTACTCGCTGCGCGTGCGTGGCAAATCGAAACTCATCCTCGTGAGCCAGGGTTCATGATCCAAAGCGGCTACGGCCGCTTTCTATTTCCTGCTTTCCTTTCTGAGAAAAAATAATGAGCAATCCGAAAACCTCTTTGCGTGATCTGGCGCTGGCGGCAGCATCTGGCTATCGCACCAAAACTGTCACCGTTCCTGAGTGGGATGGTGCGAAAGTCACCCTGCGTGAGCCATCCGGTGAAGCATGGGCGACCTTCCGTGATTTCGTTGGCACGACGCCTGATGATGATGAAAATAAACGTTCTGAAACAGAGAAATTTATTCGCAACAAGGAAGCGGATGTGATCCTCTTCCTCGATGTGCTGCTGGATGAAACTGGTGCCCGCGTTTTCAGCGAAGATGATCGCGCCACCGTTGCTGAAATTTATGGCCCTGTACATGCCCGCCTGCTGAGCCAGGCTCTGAAACTGGGTATTACACAGGACGAAGCCGAAAAAAAGTAAAGGAACCGCTGACGTTCTTTCTGATGTCGCTGGCGCTACGGCTGGGGAGGACGCTTCATGAGTTGCGCCAGACTCTTACCGCCAGTGAGCTGAAAATGTGGATTGCCTTTGATCGCGTCAGCCCGATTGGCGACTGGCGTGGTGATGCCCAGGCTGCGCAGATTTCAACTGCGGTTTTTAACGCTCAGGGTGGTAAAGCCGAAATGGTTGATCTGATGCTGAAATATGGGCCGCAGGATGAAACAGAGGAAATCAGCGAACTCGAAGAGTGGATTTCCGGTCTTTAATGCCCGCTGCACACGGGCTTTTTAATGGGTGAAAAATGGCTACGCTGCGCGAACTCATCATTAAAATCTCAGCCAATTCCAGCTCGTTTCAGTCCGAAATTTCCCGCGCTTCACGCATGGGGGCGGACTATTACAAAACAATGGAGAACGGTGGTAAGAAAGCGGCGGCGGCCACGCGTGACACGCAGCGTTCCATTGCTGCCCTGAATGGTGAGCTGGCATCGATTAAGGCCACCGCGACGGGTGTCGCAGGCGCGTTTGCGGGTGCATTTGCCACCGGGCAACTGGTTCACTATGCCGATACGTGGAACCAGCTAAACGGACGCCTGCGCCTTGCTTCCACAGGCGCGGATGACTTTGCCACCTCCCAGCGAACCCTGATGGATATCAGCCAGCGCACCGGCACATCGTTTGAGGCGAACGCTAACCTGTATTCCCGCATCGCTGCTTCACTGCGCGATGCCGGATATGCCTCTGCTGACGTGGCTAAAGTGACCGAGACGGTCGCCACCTCCCTGAAACTGTCAGGCGCCAGCACGGAAGAGGCCAGCTCAGTGATCACCCAGTTGAGCCAGGCGCTGGGCTCTGGCGTACTGCGCGGCGAAGAATTTAACGCCATCATGGAGAGCGGCGGACGTCTGGCGAAATTACTTGCTGACGGGCTGGGTACGACCGTCGGCGGCCTGCGCAATATGGCTAATAACGGTGAACTTACTACCGAAAAAATCATGCCGTTGCTGACCAATGTTGGTCTGCTGCGCAAGGAATTTGACACCCTGCCGGCCAGTATCAGCGGTTCTGCGCAGAAGGTTGAAAACGCCTTTATGGCGTGGGTTGGTGGGGCAAATAACGCCGTCGGTGCGTCCTCCACGCTTTCGGGCATCCTTGATGGCCTGGCAAAAAATATTGATACCGTTGCCAATACTGCTGGCGCGCTGGTTGGAATTGGTCTCGCGCGCTTCTTCGGCAATATGGTCGGCAGTGTCGCCAGTGCGACAACGGAGATCGCGAGAAACACTGCCGCAGAAGTAGCGCTGGCTCAGGCCCAGGTTCGTGGTGCACAGGTCAGTGTCGCCGCCGCGCGGCAGGCGGTTTATCGCGCCCAGCAGGCAAAGGCCGCCGCAGTCTCCATTGAGGCGCAGATTGTCGCTGAGCGCAACCTGATTGCCGCGCAGTCAGGGCTTAATAATGCTATCTCAGCCCGTAGTAGTGCCGTTAACAACCTTACCAACAGCGCATCGCTCATGTCCCGCCTTGGCTCTGGCGTGCTGGGGATCCTTGGCGGCTGGCCTGGTCTTATCATTGGTGCTGGCGCGGCGATGTATGGCCTGTACGAGCATACCCAGCAGGTGCACAAAGAAGCTGTTGCGTTCGCTGATAACCTTGACGACATCAACAGAAAGCTTCAGAAAATGTCTGTTGCCGGGCTGCGATCAACAGCTGTTGACGCCAGCGCCTCACTCGAGGCGCAGAAGAAAGACCTGGCCGATCTTGATGAGCAGATCAGAAAGGTTAAAGACAGCCAGTCTGCGCTGGCTACAATCCAGGAGAGTTACAATAAATCGCCGCGCATGACGTATCTGAATACGTTCATGGATCAGGCGGACATTACCGCCAAAAATATCGAGCTGACCGGGCAACTGAATAAGCTTGAATATGAACGCGAGCAGGCCGCATCAAAAGTTGAAGCCACCCAGAAGCTGGTGAACCAGGCCAGCGATCTGGCAACGCAAAAAGCTGTTGAACAGGCTGGTGCCGTTTCCATTCTGAAAGGTGCGTATGACCTTCTTAACCGGTCTATGTCGGCCACGGCCAACGCAACGCCGCCGCAATATGCCGGGCCGGTAGTATCGACCGCAAGTGCCACTCCGCAGCAACAGACAGCCCTGGAAAAGTCGCGGCGGGATAATGTGCTTGCGAGCCTGGATGGGCTGGCGAAACTTCATCAGCAGTATGTTTATGAGGCTGAGGATCTCAAGCTTACCGGCGCGCTTTATACCACCTACATCTACAACAAGGATCAGGCGGCGAAAAAAGATGCGGCAGCAGCGCAGGTGAAGAAAGATGCCACTGCTGCCACCAACGCGCAAAACAAAGCAGAGCGGGAAGCGGCAGCGCAGGCTGAGCAGTACAGCCGCAAACTGGCTGATCTGAGCGTTGCGATTGAAGTCCAGAAAGTACGTGCTTCAGAAGGTGAGCAGGCTGCTGAGCTTTATGCCGCCGCAAACCAGACTGGCGCAAAATGGACAGACGAGCAGCGCAAAGCCATTCAGGCCCAGTCTGCTGAGCTAGCCAGGCTGACGCAACTCGCTGACGATCACGTTAAAAAAGTGCGTGAGCAGGCCGATGCGCTGAAAGACCTGACGGAAGCCGCGCGCAAATTTAACGATGATGCAGTGCTGACAACCGAAACCGCCGGGATGAGTGACAGACAGCGCCAGCGATTTGATGAAACACAACAGATTGATCGTGTATTCGCAAATACTGATGGTGGCGCCGCAGCAGTTGCTGCCCGTACCGCAGCACTGGATGCGCTGGATAAAAAATACAAAGTGATAGCAGCATCAGAGGCTGACTGGCGCAACGGCGTTTCGAAGGGCTACAACAACTGGTTCGACGAAATGACTGATATTGCCGGTACCGTTTCTGATGGCGTCAAGTCGTCGCTGGACGGTGCTTTCAGTAATGTCACCTCGATGCTTGAAGGTAACAAAGTCTCCTGGAAATCGTGGGGGATCTCTGTTCTTCAGATCATCGAAAAGGTGGCGCTGCAAATGGCGGTCGTCAGCGCAATGGGTAGTTCGTCATCGTCTTCCGGTCTGCTTGGCTCTCTCGTTGGTGGGGTGACCAGCTTCTTTGGCGGTAGTGCGGCATCCACGGCAAGCAGCGGAACGGCCATCCAGTCGGCTGTGGCTAACTTCCAGTTCAATGCGCTGGGTGGTGTTTACGATTCGCCATCGCTGAGCGCCTACAGTAACGGTGTCTATAACTCCCCGCAGCTTTTTGCCTTCGCCCAGGGAGCTGGCGTGTTCGCTGAAGCCGGACCCGAAGCCATTATGCCTTTGACCCGCGCTTCAGATGGTTCGCTGGGTGTAAGGGCGGTGGGATCCGGGGTAAACACCGCCACATCTTCCGGCGGCGCACCTCAGGTAAACATTCACATCGACAGCAACGGCAACACGAATACGACCGGAACCAGTGGCTATGAGAGTTTCGGGCGTGACATTGGTAACTATGTTGACCAGCGTTACCGCGAGCTGCAACGGCGTGATTTGTCTCCGGGTGGTTCAATATGGAATCTGGCTAAAGGGGGCCGATGATGGCTATTGAGGAATTTACCTGGTGCGCCCGTATCAACGCTGAAGAGGAAGTCAATTTTCGCACCCGTTCCGCACAGTTCGGTGATGGCTACCAGCAGGTTTCCGGCGATGGCTTAAACCCACGGTCACAAAAATGGACCGTGGAATTTACCGGAGCTGAGGACTATATCGCCGATATAAAAGCATTTCTGGATCGCCATGCCGGGACAAAATCCTTTTCATGGCGGCCACCGCTGGAGCCCATCGGTTTATTCCGCTGCAACACCTATAAGCCGACGGCACTCGGTGCGGGAAAATACAACCTCTCTGCAACTTTTGAACAGGCATTTGCACCATGAGTTTAAACAGTGACTATCAAAAACTGGAGCCGGGCAACGCGATCCGTCTTGTCGAGGTTGATGGTTCGGCCTTCGGTGTGGGTGATGTTCTGCGCTTCCACAGCCACAACATCCCTCACACTGAGGAGGAAATTACCGCGGCGGGTGGTGATGAAGCCCTGCTGCCGGCGAAATCCATCTGGTGGCAGGGTAACGAGTACAAAGCCTGGCCGTATGAACTGGACGGGATTGAAGCATCAACCAGTGGCAGCAGCGCATCGCCGAAGCTGTCGGTTGCTAACCTCGATGCGTCGATCACTGCGCTGTGCCTTGCCTACGATGATATGTTGCAGGCGAAAGTCACCATCCACGACACGCTGGCGCAGTACCTTGATGCGCAGAACTTTACAGAGGGAAACCCGACCGCTGATCCGTTACAGGAAAAGATGCAGGTCTGGTACATCGATGCGAAAAGCAGCGAGACGAATGAGGTTGTGGAGTTCACGCTTTCCAGCCCGATGGATTTGCAGGGACTGATGATTCCGACGCGCCAGCTTCATTCGCTTTGTACCTGGTGCATTCGCAACCAGTACCGTTCCGGTAACGGCTGTGATTACGCCGGAACGCGCTATTTCGATAAGCACAATAACCCGGTAAGCGACCCGTCGCTGGATGAATGCAACGGCACACTGACAGGGTGCAAACTGCGTTTCGGGGAAAATAATGAACTGTCGTTTGGTGGATTCCCCGGCACATCGCTGATCCGGAGCTGATATGCATCAGAAAATAATTGATGCCATTATGGCGCATGCGGCCGCCGAATATCCGCGCGAGTGCTGTGGTCTGGTGGTGCAGAAAAGCCGGGTGGCGCGCTATTTTCCGTGCCGCAATATAGCGCAGAAGCCAGAGGACAATTTTGTCCTCAGCCTTGAGGACTATGCTGCAGCAGAAGACCGGGGCACGGTAACGGCAATCGTCCACAGTCACCCCGACGCCACCACCCAGCCCAGTGAGGCCGACAAAGCTCAATGCGATCTGAGTGCGCTGCCCTGGCATATCGTGAGCTGGCCGGAAGGCGACTTTCGTACCATCCTGCCGCGCGGTGAATTGCCGCTGCTGGAGCGCCCGTTTGTGCTCGGCGTTTACGACTGCTGGGGGCTGGTGATGAGCTGGTTCCGGCAAACACACGGCATTGAATTGCCTGATTACCGGGTCGATTATCCGTGGTGGGAAGACCAGTATCCCGATAATTTATACCAGGACAACTGGTACGAATGCGGATTCCGGGAAGTGTCCGGCGCGCCAGCCCCTGGCGACGTGCTGATCATGCAGGTGCAGGCCAGTAAGTGGAACCATGCCGCGATCCTGCTGGAAGGCAACATGATGCTGCACCATCTGTACGGACGACTGAGTAATCGTGAGCCGTGGGGCGGTTACTGGCGGGAAAGAACAATGAAAATTCTTCGGTATAAAGACTTTTTATAGCAGGGGAGAATCATGCAGGAAATAATGACCAGAATCGAACTGGGCGGCATCCTCGGCAAAACATTTGGTAAGGTGCATCATCGCTTAATAAGCACCACCCATGAAGCAACCCGCGCGCTGGCTGCAACGGTAAAAGGCTTTGAGCAGTTTATGATTTCCAGTAAGCGGCGCGGTCTGACATATGCAGTTTTTCGTGGCAAAAAGAATATTGGTATTGATGATCTCGGTTTCCCTGTGACAGGTGAGGTTATCAAAATTGTTCCGGTGGTAATGGGAAGTAAAAAATCCGGGCTTCTGCAAACTATTCTCGGGGCGGTACTGGTCGTTGTTGGTGTGGTGGTAACCGGTTTAAGTTGGGGTATGGCCGCCCCAGTAGGTGGAGCTTTAATCAGCTCGGGTATTGGCTTGATGGCTGGTGGCATTATACAAATGCTTTCCCCGCAGACCGCCGGACTGGCCAGCAAACAGGATGCCGATAACAGGGCCTCTTACGCATTCGGCGGTGTGACAAATACTGCTGCTCAGGGTTATCCGGTGCCGCTTCTTTATGGTAAACGCCGTATCGGCGGTGCAATTATTTCCGCCGGTATTTACGTCGAAGACCAGCAATAGGTGAATAAATGAAATTACGTGGTGATAAAATAATATCTTATACATCAAATGTTAATACACTAATTTCTGAACCAGAAAAACCTAAAAAAGACCATATTGCAGATGCATATTCCGATGCTAAATTCCTTGATTGGCAGAATCCTGCCTGGAGTGAAGGTGGACCGGTCCATAACTGGCATAACCATGCCAGTAGCGCATTAAAGCTGGTCTGGAATACTTTCACCGATGACCAGAAAAGAATTATCGCTGCAATGCTAGACAATGAAGCCTCTAACGAGCATTGGGACTGAAAAATCTAATCTCTAAATACAACCGCCTAAGGGCGGTTTTTTTATGGGCGCAATATGGCAAACACGAAAATTCAGGGGCGCAAAGGCGGCAGATCCAGTTCCCGCACGCCCACAGAACAGCCTGACGATCTCCAGTCTGTCGCGAAGGCGAAGATCCTTGTCGCGCTGGGCGAGGGGGAATTTTCCGGCCAGCTAACCGGCCAGAGTATTTTTCTCGACGGCACGCCGCTGCTGAATGCCAATGGCTCATCGAATTTCAGTGGGGTGACCTGGGAGTTTCGTCCTGGCACACAGGCGCAAAGTTATATCCAGGGTATTCCGGGAACCGAGAATGAGATCAGCGCTGGCATCGAGATTAAAAGCTCAGTGGCCTGGACACACACGTTTACGAACTCTCAGCTTTCTGCGGTACGCCTGCGCCTGAAATGGGCGTCACTCTTTAAACAAGAAGATGACGGCGATCTGGTGGGTAATCAGGTTCAGTACGCGATTGATCTGCAGGTGGATGGCGGTGCGTTTGTCACGAAAATTAACACCGCCGTCAGCGGGAAAACCACATCAGGCTACGAGCGCAGCCACCGTATCGATCTGCCTTCCGGAGCCACATCCTGGACTGTGCGGGTAAGGAAAATTACCGCTGATGCCAACAGTGCAAAAATCGGCGACACGATGACGCTCCAGAGCTACACGGAAGTTATCGACGCCAAACTGCGCTATCCCAACACCGCGTTGCTTTATATCGAATTTGACTCGAGCCAGTTCAACGGCTCCATTCCGCAGATTTCCTGCGAGCCACGCGGACGCGTGATCCGCGTGCCGGACAATTACAACCCGGAAACACGCGCCTACAGTGGCACGTGGTCCGGTGCCTTTAAATGGGCATGGACCGATAACCCGGCATGGATATTTTACGATCTGGTGGTCTCTGACCGTTTCGGTCTGGGCGATCGGCTGACGGCTGAGAACATCGATAAATGGACGCTCTATCAGGTGGCGCAGTATTGCGATGCGCCGGTCCCGGACGGTAAAGGCGGCAGCGGCACCGAGCCACGCTATATCTGTAACGTCTATGTTCAGGATCGCAACGACGCTTATACGGTATTGCGTGACTTCGCCGCTATCTTCCGGGGGATGACGTACTGGGGCGGCAACCAGATTGTTACTCTTGCGGACATGCCGCGCGATGTCGATTACAGCTACACCAGAGCAAATGTCATCGATGGTCGTTTCAGCTACAGCAGCAGTACAACGAAAAACCGTTATACCAGCGCGCTGGTTTCATATTCCGATCCGGATAATGGCTATGCTGATGCAATGGAGCCGGTGTTTGAGCAGGAACTGGTCTCCCGCTATAAAGGCTTTAACCAGCTTGAGATGACAGCGATCGGCTGTACCCGCCAGTCAGAAGCTAACCGCAAAGGGCGCTGGGGGATCCTCACCAACAACAAAGACCGGGTGGTTTCTTTCTCCGTTGGGCTGGATGGCATGATCCCACAGCCTGGCTACATCATCGCTGTGGCCGACGAGAACCTGTCGGGAAAAGTTACCGGCGGGCGTATCAGTGCGGTAAATGGCCGGGTGATCACCCTGGACAGGGTGCCAGATGCTGTTGCCGGTAATCGGCTGTTCCTCAATCTGCCTTCCGGTGCTGCGCAGAGCCGAACCATTCAGGCCGTTAATGGAAAAGTGGTCACGGTGACCACCGCTTACAGCGAAACGCCGGAAGCGGAAAGCATCTGGATTGTGGAATCCGACGAGCTGTATGCCCAGCAATACCGGGTGGTCAGTGTCACTGACAATAATGATGGCACGTTTGCCATTACCGGCGCGGCTCATGATCCGGACAAATATGCCCGCATTGATACCGGAGCCATTATCGACAGCCGTCCTGTCAGTGTCGTGCCACCGGGCAGCCAGGTCGCGCCCGATGATATCGTGATCGGCAGTTATTCTGTGGTGAATCAGGGTATCAGCATCCAGACCATGCGTGTTTCATGGTCTGATACGGCCAATGCTATTGCGTATGAGGCGCAGTGGCGCCGCAACGACGGCAACTGGGTGAACGTGCCGCGCAGCTCCACCACCTCGTTTGAAGTGCCGGGCATTTATGCGGGTCGCTATCTTGTGCGCGTGCGCGCCATCAACGCCGCTGAAATCTCCAGTGGCTGGGGATACTCAACCGAAACGACGCTGACCGGAAAAGAAGGTAACCCGCCCAAGCCGGTTGGTTTTATGGCGACAGGTATTAACTGGGGCATCCGTCTCAACTGGGGATTCCCGGCTAACACCGCTGACACGCTGAAAACGGAAATTCAGTACACAGCCAACAGCGATTTTTCGGATCCGCTGCTGCTTTCCGATGTCCCTTACCCGTCGGCTGAATACACCCAGCTCGGGCTGAAAGTCGGGCAGGAATTCTGGTATCGCGCGCAACTTGTCGATAAAACCGGCAACGAATCCGGTTATACCGACTGGATCAGGGGGATGGTAAACGACCAGGCTTCTGATTACCTTGGAGATGTTACCGGCGATTTCCTCACCTCCGCAGACGGTGAGCGCCTGACCAGTGACATTGACACCAATCTGGAAGCTGCCCTGCAAAATGCGCTGGCCAATAACAGCACTGTTGAGCATCAGTGGGCACAGTACGGCGCAGTGCGGGCGGATATTCTGGTCGTGAAAACGACGATCGCCGAAGTCGATAATGCGATGGCGGAGCTGTCCACCCAGGTACAGGCGCAGATTGATGATGTTACCGCAACGCTGGAGGATAAGCTCACTGCGGTTGTGGATGGCGACGGCGCAACGGCTATCTATACGCTGAAGACCGGCGTCAGGATAAACGGTGTGATGTATAACGCCGGAATGTCGATCGCCGTGCTGGCGCAGGCAGGGCAGCCAGTCGTGACGCGGGTTGGATTCAATGCTAACCAGTTTGTGTTGATGAGCGGCAGTGGTACCACGCAATATTCGCCCTTCGCGGTGGTCAACGGCCAGGTGTTTATCTCCAGCGCATTCATTCAGGACGGAACGATCACAAACGCCAAAATAGGCAGCTATATCCAGTCTAATAACTATGTTGCCGGTTTGGCGGGGTGGCGGCTGGATAAGAGTGGCACTTTTGTTAACTATGGGTCAACAAGTGGCGAGGGTTCGATGAAGCAGGATAACCAGACTATAACCGTGCGAGACAGTAATAATGTTGTCAGGGTGCAGATAGGGCGACTAACCGGAACATGGTAGGGCTTTATGGCGCCATGATGGCACCTTATTCGTGTGGGGCAAATAATGGCATACGGAATATCAACGTGGGACGCATCAGGCGTCTATAACAACTATGGAATAAAGCCAGTGTCGGTGGTGGGAATTGTAAGCCTGTTGGCGGGACAGACGTCAGGATCGTACTCGTTTACGATACCATCAGGTTACAAAGTTGGGTTTACATTATCCCTTGATCAGGGCGCTGTTGGCGTCGGAAGGCGTATAGTCGCATCAGGAAATACCATAACGATTAGCGCAGCAAGCAGCACCGGTGCAGGTAACTATGCAGCTTCAGAGTGCGAGTTGATAGTTTTTCTGGAGAATGCCTGATGGCGAATTACGGTGCATTAATTAATGTTAATGGAAATCCTTTTGTAACACCGAACTCCACACCTTTTTGTTTATACAGAAAAGTTGTTGTCAATTCTGCTGCTAATGGGACATTTCATGGCGCGTCAGCATCAATACCTATTAACTCTTCTTACCCAGTAATTGCTTTCTGTAAAACAAGTAACACAGCCCAACCAACCTATGTCAGTGCCATAAGGTCAGGAAATAACATAATGGTAAGCTCGGGAAACCCATACGGGCAATCCCACACGCTGACCGCTTATGTCTTCGCCATTTTCCCACAAACGCTGCCTGAGTGGGGTATGGCTATATGGGATGCAAGCGGCAAGCTGGTGTTAACCAATGAAAGTCGGGTATTAAGTGATCTGGTTACAATCGGCACGCCGGGCAACAACGGCGGAATAAACATAGACCAGACACTAAGTGGAAGTTATGCCGTGTGTCCTGGCATTCTGGGCGCAACGCTGATACAGGTAATGGTACAGGGTCAGCCGCAGGTTATTGCGGCCACCGCGTACACCGGATGCAGATTCAATGGATCCACTTCCAGAATAAGCGCCGCTTCCAGTAGTAACGCTTCCGGTTCTGTTGTTGGCAACACAAATAACGGGAATGCAATCATAGCGATAAAAACAGATGTCTATGATTAATTTGATCGTTTTAATCGATCGTTTTCTGATAATTGATCTATTTAATCTATTTTAAGTATTTTCAACTCCGGAGTAAGTTGTATTAATAAACACCTCCGGGAATATTCAAATGAAAACTGTGTTTTCTGTTTTTTTACTGGCAATTATTTTATCAGGCTGTTCATCCCCCATTCTGGAAAAACAAGAGCCCGTATGTCAGGCAACTGCGATGCTGGGTGGTTTTCCTCAAACGGTACAGGTTTATGGTGTGCGTGTCATTGCAAACCAGACTGAATATAAGGCGGGTGACCCTTTTAACTGGCGATGGGTGAATAAAAATAATTTCACGTCTTCTACCTGTAAGTAAACTTAATCGAAATGAAAAGAACCGCTTCGGCGGTTTTTTTATTGCCTGGAGTCTATATGTCCGCAGGAACTTTAACCCTGATCAATAATTCTGCTGCGGTGGGTGGCAGTGGAACGTCATTCACGACAGACCTGGCCGCCGGTGATTTTATTGTCGCCACAGTCGGCGGCATCACTTACACGCTACCTGTCAAATCAGTAGAGAGCGCAACATCTCTGACGCTCATCAGCAACTATCCCGGACCAACACAGTCGGGTGTGGCATGGTCAGCCGTTCCGCGCGCCGCGCAGAACCAGATTACGGCTGCGCTGGTGGCGCAAACCACAGAGGCGCTGCGCGGCTTAAACAGTGACAAACAGAACTGGCAGGCCGTATTCAGTGACAGCGGAGATATCACCGTAATCCTTCCTGATGGTTCCAGCTTCACCGGCCCGAGCTGGAAGAAAATCAGTGATCTCCTGGCTGATATTGATCCCGCTGGGTTGCAGCAGATTGCAGATCAGGTTTCGGCAGATGCTCAGCAGGTAGCAACAGATCGGCAGGATGTTGACACTAAGGCGAGTCAGGTTTCAGGCGATGTAGCTACTGCGACTCAGGCGGCCACAGATGCGGCCGCTGCAAACACAACGGCACAGCAGGCTAAAACGGATGCGGTGGCGGCCAACACAGCAGCGCAGCAGGCCAAAACGGATGCACAAGCCGCAGCCGCCAGCGTTAACCCGGACAATCTTCTTCAAAAGGCCAACAACCTGAATGACCTGGCTGATAAATCTGTGGCATGGACTAACCTTCTAACCGCCAGAACAGCAATTACCGCGCGAGCCGATTTGGGGCTAGGAAATGCGGCCCTACTCAATACTGGTTTCGGGGTGAACGGTAATGTCATGTTGCAGGGTCAATACGGACTTGGAACAATACTTAGTAACACCGGACAGACGGCAATACCGTTATTGATGTCTGGCCTCTATGGCGAATCCAGCGCCTCTGGATGGAAGCCACAGACCGCCGGAAGCGGTGTTATTACAGGATATGACTCTGTTCGGCGCCAGATGTATTTCATTTCCGCTAATGGTTCCGGATTTTATGTCCGAAGTATTTCCGAGGGGGAATACAATGCTTCAGCCTCAACATACGCATGGACGCAGATGCAGGCCGTAGGGACATCAGATATTAACCTTAAGAATGTCCTTGGTGATCTCGATGTTAATGAAGCGCTGGCGAATATAAACGCCATGGAGTTCAAGCGCTTCACGTATAAGGATGATGAATCAGCAGCGGAGCGCCGCGGGGTTATTGCTCAACAAGTTGAGAATATCGATCCTCAATACGTTCACCCGGCTGAGGGTGTAGGAAAGATGACTCTCGATCTTAACCCGTTGCTGATGGATGCACTGGCCGCCATCAAGGCGCTGAGTGCAAAAGTTGATGTACTGAATGCAGAGATTTCCGAGTTGAAAGGTGCTGGCTCCTGAAAATCTGATATGAAAAAAATTTCCTCTACCTAGCTGTTTATCGCTTAAAGAAAACCAGTCTTTTACTGGTTCACGCCAAACGAAACGGTATGGAGTTACACTAAAAAAACGCACAGTTTAGTGTTGGGGTGTGTGGGCCAGTCAAAGAATACGTGTTTTTTATTATCTCAATGAATATATCATGTACTAATAAATCTTCATTGGGGTGCAACACTACAGCAAAAAGCCCACTGTAGTGGGCTTAGTTAATCTCAAGGATGATAAGGTCTTTTGATTTGAATCCTGCTTTTCTCATTACCGTTATAACTGATTGCACGATCCATTTTTTCCCAATCCTGAAGTCGTGAATAACAGAGCAAGGGAAATGCAGATTTGTTTTATTACACTTTATAGTAAAAGTGGTCCCATCAGGATAACTAAGCAATGTGTTCAGGTGAACCGCAATAAATTCCTTGAAAACTGCTTCAAGTTCACTGAGTGTAATAGGCGGGTGGTTGCGAGGATCATTTAACCTATCAAACATAGCATGAAAAGTAAAATTAACCTCAGCGCAATCCTGCTCTAAAATATCATTTATATCTGCCTCAAGATCCTTTATGCCTTGGATTGTTATTGGCATAGATGTTGCTCGCAGATCTCTTGCAGTTTAGAGTTAAGTTCGTCGTTACTGTATGCCTGCACGGTTGCAACATGTCTACTATAACGCAGCGTCCCAACGCGCACATCAAATTCAACATTATCGAAAGAATCAACAAAAACAGCCTTACCATTATCATGGTTATAAAAAGAGGCATAGTTCTGGTCGATTTTCATATCAAATTTAAACATAACTTCCTCCCATACGGGATCAGACGACTTGCGTCTATACAGTGTGGTTTCGCTTACGCACTAAATGCGACCTGCACAACAAGCATTTGACAAAAGGCGCTTTACCTTTAAGGTAAAGTCTACGTTACTTGGCGCCATCGTCAATGATTATTTTATAGGCGAGTCCCTGCAACAACGCAATCAGAACTGTCCGCCCCCTTCCAGTTTTTATGTACGAGGTATGTGAAGAGTATCGTTTAGGTCTCTACGAAGGTCGACTATGTCTCTTACCAAGAGGTAAGCTCTGTCGCCGCATTTCGGCCATCATGCCAGTCCTTATCTATTCCCGTTAACAATGCCTTAGGTACTACCATTCAACGTCCACATTTCCCCTTCCCGAAGAAAAGTACGGTATTCAATCAACTCGATTGAGCATATGCTTTTTTTTCCAGCCAGTGTAATCCTTTAGTAGCCATCTGGAACATCTGCCAAGCTTAATCGGTGCCGGAAATTCTTTTTTATTGATGAGTGAATAGAAGTACTTAGCAGTAAACCCTGAGTCGTTTGTGATGTAGTTCATATCGATGAATGAATCATCAGTTAAATCTGTGCGTAGTTTGTTCATTATGCGTACATCCCCATGTGAGGTTTGTGCAAAGATAAACATTATCTAGGGTAGAACAGTAAGCAGTGAGAGGAAAGTATGGAAAAGCAAGCCGCTCAATTAGTACCAAACAAGTGGGTGACAGAATCATTGTTGATGTTGATTACCGGTTTATCAAAAAATGCAATTAAATCTGCACGAGAAAAGTCGTGGATGGAAGGCAGGGAGTACCGACATTACTCTGGTGATTGTCAGCCCAAGGATAACAGCCCGATAATGTACAACCGATTTGAAGTAGATGCTTGGGTTGAAAGGCAAGAAGTGGCAGTTCCACGTCAACGTAAATGACATAAAGGCGGCTGGTTAATGGAAAGCAGCCTGGCAAGGATAGAGTCTGCTTCGATATTGAGAGTATCTATGCTTCACATTATCAGGTAGGTATCAAAAGGGAGAATGAAAGCTTGCCGCGTGAGTGACAAGCCGCAATTCCCATACCTTTATCACCCGAGAGGATCGTCAGGCTCCATTATCTTTTTTAGAAGGTAATCCTGTGGCCGGAATAAAAGATAGAAATACGAGCATAACAATTTCATTATCCATAGCATGGGATAAAGCAATCCAAACGGAACTAAACGCTTTATTGCGGATCAGAACAAAATATTTAGCTTAAGACAGATTAAACATGTCTGGCGACGACTATCTGTCATTTTTGCCAGTATTTCTCATTTCTATTATCTTTCTCATCCATTCTTCGACCTCAGTTGATACCCATCTTACGCGTCTCCCTATTTTAACTGGCTTGGGAAATTCGCCTTTTTTGACCATGCTATAAATCTTGGTTTTTCCGAAGCCTATTACGGAACTAACCTGATTGAGATCCCAAAAAGCCATATCCATTTTTATCTCCTGCGGGCTTTCGTAAATGCGCTAGGGCGTTCGTTAGGTCTTGATTCGGTTTAAGCATGCTCTGGTAGTACACCATCGATTCAATCCCTAGCAGAATACAGTCCCTATTGTAATACTTTCAGGAGGAGTGGTTCCAAAACATGCCATTGGAACAACTCATTTTCGTATGGATTGTTCCAGTTTTTTATTTTTTATATTTAAAATTCAATTGATTGTCGAAGGTGGAACAACTGGAACAACCGGAACAATCATTTTTGCATGTGTATACGCGTTTCACCGGCATGGGCAGATACTGGATCGTTGGATTGAGAACGAAGCCTCAGGGTAGTGGGGGTGCATTTGGGGGTGCTTTATAATATTGAACTTAATATTTTCTTTTTTAATCAATTTATTATGATTTTTTATCGAATCCTGTAGGGACCTCTACTAAATTCTCTTTTTCTCCTTTATACCCCCTGAAATTACTGGATTTTTCTGTCACGAGTTCTATCGAAGTCAACCCAGTTATACCCAAATCGTATTCTGATGCTAACGGGCGTTCGTACCATTGAACTCCGCATGGCGGAGTGGAAAGAATTTGATGTCGATAAGCGGGTCTGGAAAGTACCGGTAGAAAGGATGAAGATGCGGCGGCCACTTCTGGTGCCTTCTCCGATCAGGTTAATCAGCGTTACGAGAAATTCGGGCAATTACAGGGCGTTATAAGCTGGTATTCCCCGGGCGTAACGACATCACAAAGCCGATGAACGAAGCGAGTATCAATCAGGTTTTAAAAAGGATTGGTTATCACGGGAAGACCAGGGGGCACGGATTTCGGCACACGATGAGTACTCTCCTGCATGAACAGGGCTATAACACTGCCTGGATTGAGTTACAGCTTACTCACGTGGATAAGAATACCATTCGCGGCACTTATAACCATGCGCAATACCTGGAGCAGAGAAGGGAGATGTTCCTGTGGTATCCGGGAGCTGATCGATATAGCCATGAAACTGAAGTGTTTTGCGGAGCGAGTGGAGGGGGGCTTTTGCTCAATCCCATCTGTTTGCTTATCCCGGTGGTTTTGAGTTTCGTCGTCCGATGGTTAAACAGATTGAGGATCGGCAAAGTACGTTCAACGGACTGA